AGCCGAGGTCTCGCCGTTCTCCAACGCGCTCGTCTGGTTCACGCCCCGAGTGGTGACGGTCTCCTCGGCGTAGCCGGTGGCGAAGGGCTGCTGCTCATTCTCACGGTAAAGGCAGGCTCGGACGATGAACTGGCCGTCTGCGTGGTGGATGAGGTCGGTCAGGACGCGCCCGTTGGGGTGCTCCTCCCAGAAACGTGCCAGGCGAACTTCCACCGGCTCGTAGTCGGCAAGGTTGAACGCTGCCATCATGCACCTACCGTTTCCACGACGGTCACGGAGCCGGTGATTGCGTCCATGAGTTGCTTCACGTTGTCCACGAACGAGCCGTGCTTGATAGTGACCTCAGCGAAGCAGAGCCCGACCATCATGGTCGAGTATTCCTCCGCAGTGAGTTGGATTTGATACTTCATTACTGTTTCCTCTTTCTAGTTGTGCAGCCAATAGTGGACTGCTGATTTCGAGACCTTGATGCCGGTCTCTTCTGTGAGGAACTTTGCTATCTCGCGATAACTGGTTCCCTCAGACCTTGCCTCGGCGACGTATTCCATGAGGTCGTAGCCGAGCCGTTCTTCAATTATGAGCTGTAGGTGTGACATCGCTCCACTTCCGCAGTAGATCCGTGAGTTCGTCACAGTTGCGATTGAAGTGAATGACGGTAGTAGGGGTCTCCTCATCCACCGGCATCTTCACCGCCTGGATTACCCCGTCGCCAACGCTGAGGCTGACGTAGACGTTCATGTGGTCGTGGCCGAAACACCAGACCTCGCCGTCCTCGTTGGTATCTACCAGCGCGTAGCCGAACTGGTTGAGTGTGTCTTTGATGGTCATGCTTTCGCTTTCTTGGTCTTGGGTTTGCTAACTAGGGTCGGGCNGAAGTGNCGGTACTTGGAGTGTTGCCACGTTCCCCCGATGACGGTGATCCACAGAGGGTTCTGCTCTTCGTCGAGGCGNACCGAGTAGAACGTGAACTTCCCACGTTGCCCGACCACCTTGACCTCATCGCCACGCTCGTAGCCGTTCCACGATGAGAGNACGACACCCTTCACAACTGCCATGTCTCCTCCTTGTCTCGCTCGGCGTAATACTCGAACGCCGTATCTACACACTCGTCACAGACGAACTCGAAGGCGAACATCGCCCCCTTGCGGTACTTCTTGCACCACTTGCAAAAACTCATAGCACCTCCTCAGGTGTCTTTATCTTAGTCCTATCGTTGGACACTTTGCAAGTCATTAGTTAAAGAGTGAAACCCCCACCGGAACACTGAGTGCGNTCAGTCCGGTGGGGGTCTCTACCTGAGGAAGGTAATGAAGCAGAAGCTCCGTCTGTAATCCTACTGCCTGTTACGGAACGCCTCGAAGAGTTGTGCAGGGGTGACGGTGTAGATGTCGTCAAAGTCGTGCAACCAACCTCCGAAGCGCATGGCCTCAGCGACCAGCGCCGAACAGATCCAAGTGCCAGGGCGTCGGAACGAGGGGAACCACGAAGGTGTCGCCACGTCAAACGCGCACGAGGCGATACTGCCCCACCCGTACCGGCTGCCGACCTGCTCGCGAGCGAACGCCAGAATGTCGTTGCGATCCATGCGTGGCGTCGGCTCAAGAATGGTGTAGGTACCGACCGACGAGATGGGTTTGCCTCGCGTCACCCCAGAGGGCTCGGCTTGGATAATGGTGACTTCGGTGCGGTAGCCCTCGGCCATGCTCCCGACAATCTTCACGTCATCAACGATGAAGGCGTGGTTCCAGTGGCTGGGCTTCTCGCCCCACCGGATACGCTCACCAAAGCGGATGCACTTGCCGAAGAAGCCGTTGGAGTGGGCGAAGCCGATGTCTCCAGGCTGGGGCACTTGGCTCATGCCTTAGGCGTGGTTCCTGCGGCCTTCACTGGCAGAGCGCCGAGGAGCCACGAGAACTTAGGGAACTTGACTTCGAGCTGGCGGATGATGCCGTAGTAGATCGTCGAGCCGAGGGGCAGGACAATCGCCAACTCCGCAGGGGTCAAGTGCTTCTCGGCCTTCGTCAGCCACGCCACGACGCTCGCCACGAGGACGGGGACAAACGTGCGGATGATGTTCTTCTGGTAGTTGTTCATGCTGCTTCTTTCTTGCTGCATTTGTGGCTGTCGGCCTCTAGAACGAGTGTCGGTAGCCGGTTGAACGGGATGCTCACTAATGGCCCCCGAGATAACACGACCATCTTAGAGCAACGGTCGCAGACGTAGATAATTTGTGCCATAGGGAGATAAGGATACAACCTCCCCTCGGCTGTTTAGTCAAGCGTTGGACGCTAGAGGATTTTTAGGTCATCCCAGCCACGAGGACTGGCCGACCTGCCGATAACGAGGGTCATCATCCCTGCCTGCGCGTTGGCTCCCGAGGTGGCCTGATACCACTGAGAGCCACCGTCCATCGCTGGCACTTGGAACACNTGCCGCCCAGTGCCTTCACTAGCGACGAAGTGGTGNAGGTGTCCGGCGAAGAGAATGTCGGCCTCAGAGACGCCGGTGCGCCCCATCGCTTGCCCCTTCCACCACGCTTCCATCTTGGCCTGCGCGTTGGTTCCCGAGCGGAACTGATGCCCGTGAGCGAACGAGCAGACCACGCCGTCGAGGGTCAGGGTGGCGGTGAGGTCATCGTTATTCAGCGCGTCGAGGGCGAAGGTCACTTCCTCGTATCGCTCGGGGTTAGCGGCGCAGATTTCAGCCACCGTCTCGAAGGCCGCATAGTCGCGGTTGTCGAGGAAGTTGGTGAACATCTTGCCGTTCTGCCGGTTCTCGCCGTGATTGCCAGGAACGCCGGTAGCGATGACGGCGCACCCCTCGTCCACGAACAGGTCAATGGCGTGGAGGATGAGCCGACGAGCGAGGCGGTCTTGCTCTCGGTCACTAAGATCCGCGAGGAAGGTCTGGGATGCGTACCAGTCACTCCGGCAACTCTCCACCAAGTCCCCGAGCCCCACCAGCGCGACGGTATCGCCCACGCGCCCCAGTTTCTTCAGCTCGCGGTATCGGGTGACGGACTTGTCGAGGGCGGTCAGGATGCGCTCGGTAGTCGCTGGGGTGCCTCCCCCTTCTCCCTTTCCTAACTGAAAGTCGGCCATCAGGCAAAGGTAGGTGGCGGTGGAAGTTGTTGTTTTGGCTTTCTTTGAGGGCTTGCGCTTCAAGACTTGCGCGAGCAGTGCCGCTACGTCGGCGGGGTCTCCGCCCTTTGCGCGTCGAGCGAACCGAGCCTTGTAGGAGTAGAGCCACACGATGTCGCGGTTGCCGTCCTCGGTGCGCTTGGACTGCTGCCACTTGGACATTCTGACGGTATCGTCCACGACATAGAACTCGGCAGGGTCAAGCCCGAAGCCTCGGAGCACGTCATCCCAGTCTGAGCGCAGCTCGATGGGGCGATTGAGTTCGCCGGTCTGAAACTCGCCCCCGTCAGCGCCGACCTCGACGGACGAGCGCAGGGTCTTATCGGCACGAGGTTGGAACTCCCCTAGATCCGGTTGCACGAGCAAGCCTTCCGCCGATGGATGAAGACGGCGTTGAGGCGGAACTCTGCCCCACGCGCCTGCGCCCAGCGATGGATGTTGGACGTAGAGATGTCTGGCTCAGCGAGGGCGGCGTCAAGTTTCTCGCGCTCCTCGTCCGATAGGGTGGCAGTCCAGCGCCCGACGATGCAGGGCTTGACTTGCACTAGGTTCTTGAACTCCGACAGGTCAATAGGCATGGTTTCCTCCTCAGGTTTCCCACAGCCTAAGGCTATCAGAACCCTACGGGAGAGACCGTGATTTCGCCCTGCCAGACCGCCGAGGTCTTGGTGGTGTCCGTACCGCTCGATGGCTGGCCTGACCAGATGACGTTCCACACCCCAGCGAGGCCACTCGTCGAGAGGTTGGCGTAGAACACCCCAGTCGCGCCGTGTGTAATCGTGCCGGTGGGGTCGCCGGTGGGGTTCGTCCAAGTGTAGGTCTGGGGGGTTTGGCCTTGCACCGAGACCTGGAGCGTCACCACGTCAGGGTTCACGACCGTCCCTGAGATGCTGGTGAAGGGGTAGTCGGCAGTCGTGAGCTGCAGGGACGCGCCCTCGAAGAAGGTGTAGGAGTTGCTCATTGGTAGGTGGTTCCTTTCACAGTTCCGGCGTAGGCGGTTCCCTCGACGGTTGCTTGGTAGGTCGTGCCGGTGACTGCGCCCTGATAGGCCGTTCCCTCGACGGTGGCTGAGAGCGCGACGCCCTTGACGTATCCGGCGTAGAAGGTTCCCTCAACGGTGCCAGGGGAGGGGCGGTAGTGGGTGCCAGCCCCGGACGCGCTAAACGCCCCTGTGAGCGTTCCCGAGGCTGGGGAGTAGTAGGTGGCAGTTCCCGAGCCTGAGAACGAGCCTGAGAGGGTTCCAGTGGCAAGCAGGCGAGGCTGGGCGGTTGCGGAGAACGTGCCGTGACCCGAGGCCGTGACCACGATGTAGTCGGCTGTTGATCCGTTGAAGGTGTAGTTGCCCGAGCCGGTCGCCGAGAGCGTTGCCGAGCCGGTAGCCGAGCCCGAGAATGTCCCCGAGCCGTTGCCGGTGGCGATGATTGCGCCAGAGGTCGCACCACTGAACGAGCCAGTCCCCGAGCCGGTGAGAGGCAGGGTGGCGGTTGCCGTCGCGGTGCCGGTGAAGGTGCCGGTGGCCGAGCCAGTCGC